TTTTGGAAAAACGCTGAGATAGGCAAACGCCAAAAGCACGCACCATTGGGTAACATGATATTAAATAAGAGCGCACGACCTGATATAGAGACAAGACCAAAGATAACACAGTCCTGTTCACCTTTTTTATCCATGTCCATATCATACAAATATTCGGTACGAATTTTGCAATAAATTGGTGGTATGTTTGCGTTAAGGTATGCCATAAATTTTTCATTATTTTATCTCACCCCAATTAGACCCTGATTCATAGTCTACTTTATTTGGTACAGCTAGTGTAACAGCATTTTCCATAATTTCAATTATCTTTTTAGCTTGTGTTTCTGACTCTATTGAAATGTCTAATTCATCATGAACTTGCACATGAGGAACAATACCTTCATTATATAAATCTAACATAGCTTTTTTAGTCATATCAGCTGCACTACCTTGTATTAATTTATTTAAAGCTTTGTATGTAAATGCTCTTCTAATTCTTCCACGACCATAAGTTCTTTCAGCTTCTTCAAAAGTCATAGGTTTATGCATACCAAATTGATTAGGTTCCCATTTATCAAATCTACATCTACGTCCTAGTAAAGTTCCAATAGAACCCGCTGTTTGAGAATGTTGAGAAGTTCTATTAGTTAGTTCTCTAACAAAAGGAACATTATCATGGTATTGATTAAATAAATTTTCAGCTTCTGCTTTTGTACTTAAACCTAATTCAGCTTGAAGTTTAGCTTTACCCATTCCATAAAACAATCCAAGATTAATTGTTTTCGCTTGAGTTCTAGTTATACCTGCCATATCTGCAACTGTTTGGTGGAAATCAACTGAATCATCTTTAAATTTTTCTACAATATTAACAACTGATGGATTAAAACAAATAGGTTCAGTAGTAGCAGCATAGTGCACAACTAATCTTGGTTCTTGTTGTGAATAGTCAAAACATCCCCACTTATGATTTTCTTCTGGAATAAACAAACCTCTAATTAAAGGACCAATTTGTTTATTTCTTGCTGGAATTTGTTGTAGGTTAGGATTTGAATAACTAAATCTTCCAGTTACTGTTCCTCCCTGATCTGATTTAATTGGGTTTATATCAGCATGAATTCGTCCTTTATGTTCAAATTTTAATATGGTATCAACAAATGTAGTATGAGCTTTATTTATTTCTCTAGCCTTAGCAATTTTTTGAACAACAGGATGTTGATGTTCAAAAAGAAAATTTTTAGTAAATGATGGTGCATTTGATTTTTCAGTTCTTTCATAAGACAATCCAAGTTTGTCAAAAACTTTGGCAATTGATCTTGCTGCCCATATTTGAGGCTCTATTCCTGTTTCTCTTTTTACTTCTAACAACAAGTTGTCTTCTTGTGATGCTAATTGTTTCTTCAAGTTATGAGCTGCTTGAACGTCTACACGCACGCCTTTAAATTTCATATCAACTAAACATGGAAATAATTGTGTTTCTAAATCAAAAACATTATTTAATTTTTGTTTATTTATTTCTATGGAAAGAATTTTAAATAACTCTAAAGTTAATTCAGCATCTTTTTCAGCATAAGCACCTACGTACATTGCAGGTAGTTTATACATTTCTGCTTTTGGATCTATTCCAGCTGCAGCTGCTGCTTCTTTTAAACCTTTTTCATCTTTTACTTTTCCAAGATAATCAAAACCAACACTATTCAATGAATACCATAATCTATTTTCATCAATTAACGATGTCATAACCATTGTATCAACAATAAAACCATTGATTTCAATTCCATATGCTTTTAACCAACATACGTCATACATAGCGTTGTGAAATATTTTTGTGTTATTTGCTTTACAAACATCTTTAATCCAATCTAATACAATTCTCTTATCAAGATTACCTTCTCTATGTGCTATTGGATAATAACCAGACCAACCATCTACAGCTACTGCAAAACCAATAATCTCCCCTTCTCCAATGACAGAACCTGAACCTCTTGATTTTAAATTTGGATCCCTAGTTTCTAAGTCAATAGCTACATATTTATATCCGGATAAATCTGGAAAACTTTCTGGACAATTCCACTCTGTCTGTGCTTCAAATATCATATTTTTTCTTTAATTGTTTTTAAATACTCTTCATTTTCCTGTTCTTCATTCTCTCTTTGGATACCATAGTTATTTTTCTTTTTACCAAAAATATCATTCCAATTTTTTGCATAGAGATCATTTGTAGGTCTTGATCTACCATCGTATTTTGTAGACTTATCTTTTCCCATTTTTCTTCTTATCTCCCCATATACCTAAATCTCTTTCTTGTTCTAGATCTTTCATTTTCTTTATCTCCAATTCACAATAGTGAATCACTTTTTCTAAATCTTCTATACCATTTTTAAATAAATATCTAGTGACGTATTTAATTACGTTGCCCTGAAAGAACGAGAGATCATTCTTTGATATAAATTCATAAGGTTGTATTGTGAAGTTCTTGTAATGGGATCCCCCAATTTGTTTATCTTGCGGAAACGCATCATCGAACATATTTTTATCTGTCATATTATTTCTTCTCCTGGTGTGTATTGATATTCATTACCTTGATTCATAAGGTAAAGTTTTTCTTTAGCTCTTGTGACACCAACAAAAAATAACCTGTGTTCAGTGTCTTTATTTACCTGAGCTGATTGGTAAATAATTCTTTCTAAATCTGTAAACAAAATGACATTTTGACATTCTTCTCCCTTAACTCCATGTATAGTAGAAATTTTTATTCTAGCAGGTTTGCTTAGATCCTCGCCGCTCGCCACAAGTTCCTGGATATAATTTCTTTGCTCATCATCCATAGTAAATATACTCCAGTCTCCAGATACAATCAGTCCATGTTCTAGTCTTAACTCATCCATATCAACCGAGTCCACATTTACTAAAGACTTGCCTCCAGAAAATCCGTATTTTATATCACCTTTTTCATATCTTAAAAATTCGTAAATGTTTTGGGCCTCCGAGCCACTAATGTTTGCTCCTCTATTTAATCTATTCCAATCATTAATTGCTTTAACAAGTTCTAAAGGAAGTAGATCATTAAATTTACATTCAAACCGTTGACCTGTGTTTTGAAGATACTCAACTAAAGGTTTCATCTGATCATTAGTTCTAGTTAATATCATCCACTCATCTTTACTAAAATCAATATCTTCTAGCATCTCATCTTCTATAACTTCGCCTTCAGCTTCTCTAGGTAACCATTCTTTGTGCATTCGTTCATCAATGTTATCTAAAATAGATAATGCAACTTTGTGTATTTGTTTTGGAACTCTTCTAGAATTTATCTGTGCATCTATATTACCTTTTAAATTTATAAAAATAGAAGGTTCTGCTCCTTGAAAAGAATAAATAGCCTGATCATCATCCCCTGCAATGTATGATCGCTTACATTTTGATTCAATGTAATTGAACATTTCCCATTGCAAAGGATTTAGATCTTGGGCTTCATCTAGAAAGACACAGTCGAGGGATGGACATTTATCTTTCTTGACAAATTCGGTAATCATGTCTGAAAATTCATACATGATATAATCTCTTTTATAATCATTTAAGTCTTGGTTTATTTGTTCTAACAAAGGAACACTTATAAAATCTATTAAATCTAATTCTATCGCTGCATCTTGTAAATCTTGTATCTTTCTATTACGAGCGTATTCAATAATTTGCATATATTGATTCTTATATTCTAAATAACCATTCTCATGTTCAGTAGTTTCAAAATGAAGATCATCACACACTTTTGAATAATTTTTAAAACCATTCCAGTTTTTATCTTTTAACAACTGTGATGCAGTATCAATACCAAGTTCTCTTGTACCTAATGAATGCATAGTACAAATATATTTAAATTTTAATTTTGTATATTCTTTTTCTATTCTTTCTCTAGCTTCATTAGCTGCTGCATTACTAAATGTAATATAACAAATTTTTTCAGGTTTAGTATTGTAAACAAATAATTCTTTATGTAAATACTCATGAATTAAAGTGTGTGTTTTTCCTGTACCTGGAGGACCTGGAATAATTATTCTCATTCAAATGCCGCCGGTTTTTTTTCGTTTGATCTAATCAAAGGTTTATCTAAATCTATTTTTTGAACAGTCCAAAGCTTAACGCTTTTGTCATTTATTTTTACAACTTTTTCTGTTGCTTTAAATAAATCTTCTAGTAACCTTATTGTCTTATTTTTTGGATAAGTTCTTTCTGGCCAGGATTTAGTTCTTAATAAATAACCCCAAAAATCTTTAAATTTAAAATGAGATAAACCTTGTTCAGTGTAAGGTTTTCGTTTTAAAACATCTTCCATAGCCTTACCATTTCTACTAACAAAATCTGTTAGCACTTCTTTTAATTGAACATCTACTCTAGTGTCATCTGGAGCATCTGTTTCATCCATATTTTTCATTAAAGAAGCCAAGTTTTTTCTCCATATTAATTTAGCCACAGGTAATAAAGGCATTCCTAATTCTTCTAAACATTTAACAGAAAATTTTTCTGAATCATGTAGAGTAGGTCCATCAACTTCAATAGTGTCTTCATCAACAGTTACAAAAAAAATAGGTGGGTCTGATTTATATTTTCTAATGGTAGTAATGTTAGGCATTCTAGTTTCTCCACCCTTACCAAAAGGTTTGGTGTAACATACTTTTTCATTACAGAAATTACAGATAGGTTTATCATTACATTTGTAATCATATTTTTTATCTTCTACTTGTGTAATAATTCTTAAAACATCTTTTGCTTTTAAGGGTGGTTTAATAAATTTTTCTGTATTGTAATCTTCTATTAACTCTTTCCATTTAAGAGGTTCTGCTTTTTTTAAATAAACTCCAATATTAAATAAACCATTATCTCTTCCAGAAGCTGCAATCTCTCCATTACCCTCTGTAATAGGACCATTTTTAATTATAGTATTTAAACAAGGAGGACCATCTGGAAAGTCTTCATTTTGTTTTTCTTTTTCTTTTTTAGTAATAAATAAATTTTTTAAAATATCTTCTTGTTGAACATACTTGTCATACTCTTTAAAAAAATCTTGCATACTTAAAGAATTTCCATCATCGCCAATAGCATACCTAACAGTTCTATCTCCACCATGATAAGGCATATTTAAAAAATTACCTATATCTCCTCTATCTGCTTTGATAGTTGATTGTTTTGGAAATATTTCTGCTTTAGCAAAACCTAAATCAGAAGCCATCATCTGTAATTTTTGTCTCATTAAAGACGCTGGAATAAAATTATCTGTAAATAAAAACACATGAGCACCACCAGATTTAGATCTAAAAACTATAAGTGGTAATTTCTTTTCTCTTATTTTTGTAATTAATTTTCTATGATCAAAAGGATAAGTATCAATATCAATACAACCCCATCTTGATTCATTGTTTTCATTAATAGGTACAATACCTAAAGCAGGTTCAACACCTTGCAAATGTTTTTGCCAAAGTTCTTTTGTAACTGGATTTTTAACGGTATACGATCTAACTTCGTTTTTACCGTCAGCTCTTAATTCGTTTGTTAGTTTAGTTTGACCGTAGGCAGTTTCTAAACCTTTAAAAATTTCTTGTAATTTACTTTCTATCATTTATCCCTCGTTTAATAATTGATGGGCGCTAAGTTAATAGCGCCCAAATGTGGCAATTATCTGTTGTTCTTATCACAACTATTGTGAAAATCTTTTGCTCTATTGTAAAGCTCTTGACTTTCAACTAGTCCTGCAGATTTAACAGCAAACCCGTACCATTGATTACCTTTACCAGAATTTAATACTGATGAAAGATTGTACATATATGACCATGATGGAGGTGTAAATGAACCTTGCTCATCAGTCATAGTTTGTGACATCTGTAGGGACTGCCATTTTCTTGCGACTTTTCCTTGAGATGAACTCATAGAAATTAACGCTGTTTCTGCTGAACCGTTTTCAGAAACTATAATGACATAATTTTGATGCACGGTAAGAATATAATTACCATTTTGTAATCTATCCTTTGCACCATCCTTAGTTGTCTTTGTTAAAATATCCGAATCAGCAGGATAAATCATTTCTGGTCTACCTGAACCAGTACCGAATTCTGCCCATTCTTGGTATTCTAACTTGTAGTAACAAGGTATAACATTGATTCCTTTTTCTCCTTGATACAACTTTTTTGTTACTATGTTTAAGAACATTCCAGGTTCAGCACCTTCAACATAATTTGCATTACGTTTTTGTGCTTCTCCAGAACCATTCTGTAAAAGTTTTAAGATTGGTAATGCCAGACTATCTGGTGTTACGTTCTCAAAACCTTTATTAGCATCTTCTCTAAATAATATAGTAGAAGGTGTTTGTGCCGTCTTCTTTGTTGTTACTTCCATATTTAACTCCTTTTTATATTTGTACGGTTACCCACGTATGTTTTGAAGTAGTCTTCGGGCATGTCAATTCCAGACTCAACACACTCTCTGACTACTCCTTTTAAGGTCTGCGGATGTACTCCCACTTTCTGGACAGGTTCAAATCCTTGACCTTTAGCAAGGGTAGCATAAGCCATTGCCTTGTTATCTTCGCCACGACCAAAGGTAACGGTAATATCATTTTTTATGACATCACCTCGACCGTTTTCACGAAGCCATTTAAAAG